TTCCGGAGTATCGTCAACGGGCGGCTCCTGCGGAGGAGAAGCGGTGCCGTCATCGACAGCATCCTCCGCAGGAGCCAGCTCAGGCGCCGTCTCGCCAATATCTTCAGCAGCAACCTGCTGTTCGGCCTGCCGCTCCTGTTCCGCCCGCTCTTCGGCTTCCTTGTGCGAGGCGTCGAGCATCAGATCGAGACCGCTGTTGGAATTGGTCGGAAGCTGAGCCAGCTCATCGATGCGCTCCTGCGCTTCGTCACCAGTCAGCGTCCGGCCCCGCTGAGCCTCGACATCCTGAAGAGTCGGACGCCCATCCTGCTGGGCATACTCGAACTCGATCAGGACCTCGGTCATGTCAGCATCGACACGAGCGCCACCAGCTTCGCCCGTACGAGTGACGAGGCCAACTCGAGTCACTCGCCTGTCGTTGATCTCGTGAAGAACCCGGTGCGGACCACCGTTCTCGTCACGCGTCAGAACCTTGAAGCTCATCGTTCTTCCTCTCACCACTCGCTTCCGAGGAACTCGTCCACCATCATGCGATCTCGGGCTGCGGCCGAAATCAGGGTGTCTGGATCTACCCGGTCACCATAGGGATTCACAGGCCCTGAACCAACCGGCCTCTGAATTCCCTCGGGAATCGAGAGATCTTCTACCTTGGGTCGAGATGCCACTCCATATCTCAACGCATCACAACAGTGATCGTCCTTCTTATTGGGCTCTTCCTTAGGGTTCTTCTCACGATCCATCTTCTTGTTAGCCCAAAGTGCAAACCGATAACGCTTCAACTCCCAAGCCAGATTGGGGCAGTTCCTAGTAATCCAGAGTGACTGCTTAATACCGTTTCCACCGAACTTCGACCGCACCGCGTTTGAGCCAGCAGGAAAGTCATTATTACCGAGAACGATCGGGATGCCGTGATCTACATACTCGATTTGAATTGAGGTACCAGTAATGGGGTCCTTATTCCTAATACTAGGATCACCCACATTGTATGACGGTACCACTCCATGCCGTGCGTTGTAAGCGTGAACATTGGCGGCATGGACCTTAATGATCTCGCCAGCCTTGTGATACTCATCATAAACGATCATCCGGCCTTCTCGATCAATAGCTGCCCATAGCCAGACCGTTGGAGCTCGGATGCCATGATCCATCATAGCAAAATGAAGCCATTGATCCTGAGCCAATCGCTTAGGATTGATAGGATCAATGAGATGGATGTTCTCGTTAAAGTTAGGATAGATGAGACCGCCACGCTGTACATACTGCCCACGTAGACGTGCTTTCTTTTCATCATCATCCAAACCAGCCAGCAAGATCTCAAGCTCACCTTCATTCAGGTGAGGGTTCATTGCTGACTCTACTTCGACCACCAATAGGTTGGGATCATACTTCTCGTGTGAGGGATTAGACCGTTCATAGATATCGTCATACGTCCATGTCATGCCCTCAACCGGAGTCATGGTGATCCACCAGTCACCGCCAGTGTCGATAAGACGCATAAGACACTCAACCCAGATATCCTGGGGAGGTTCCTCGTCAAACCAGCACCAATGTCGACTAGTGCCTGCGAATTTCTCAAGATCCTGATCGTATGACATGAACTCGATCTTGGATCCATTGTTAAGAGTAAGTTCCCGGAGTCTACTATCATAAGCAGACTCCCAAGAACCACCTAAGAGATCAGACGGAGGAAGCCACCGTGCGATCTCAGGCTTAACAATCTTCTCGACGCCTTCGACGAAGTCCACGGCCACCACCCGGCCGTAGGTGGGCGGCGGTTCCACCGCTCTGTAGGGATGGCGTCCCGTAGCCCTGAACACCGCTTCAGCGGCCCCGCCGACCGTCTTCCCTGACCGGTTACCCCCGATGAAGAGCTTACCACGAGCAGGCGAGATATGGAAGATTACCTGCTTATCGTGCGGCTCATAGCCGTGTATATTTGGGCTCCGAGCAGCTCTACGCAAGCCTTCGACTATACGTAGTTTAAACTCGTCATCGGTTCTAATGCGGTTCTTACGGAAAGCCATAGCTCCTACAGGGCTAGACGGCCACGATGGAGTCGATCAAGGACTGTGTGATAGTAGCCCGGAATGTGAAGCGCTTGGGACCCCCATACTTTGGAGGCAACATGACGGAAGCAATATAATACGTAGCGGAGCCGCCCGGCAGAATGTCCTGATTCCTCTCAAGAATCATAGCGCAAGCGCCTGCTGCATCGGTCACATACGGCTGCTTCGTCGGAATCTGAGAGTCATCTCCACGCCAACCTGTCTCGCTGAGGCGTACCTCAATCGGGACGTTAGGCATGTTCACAGCACCCTGATCCTTCAATGTGTGAGTTACAGTCACAGTTGACACATTTACCTCCCCATCCGGGTAGTTGCAAGGTCGGAGTTGCTTGGACTTCGATGATAGCCGGTGCTGAGTCAAAATCGATCGCTTTGCCTAGCCTCAAATTCTCGATATCACCGGCAATAACCTCGAGAAGTTGGCGATCAGGGATCCTCCGTTGCAAAATCTCAACGAGTCCGAGCAGAAACCCGTCGATATTGACGTCATGCCTCACAGACGGCTGGTATTTACCAGTCATCTCAAGATATAGCTGAGTTGCCTTCATATCTCCACCCTTCATCTGCTTCAGGATGGCCATATAGGCAACGTCGCCACTGTCATCAAAGAGAGCTTGTGCTCGATCCTGCATGTATTTGTTAAAGGTCGAATCCCTTCTCCATGCGCTCAGCTCCTGCGGCTTAACCCCCGCTGCTTCGCACTTCTCTCGTTCCGAGCGACGATCGCCCAGGTTGAACAGCATATTGACCAGAGTCAACTGTCGAGCAGATAGGACACCTACTACGTCGGGCTTGGCAATACCTACTCGCCCCAGCAGGTATTCAAACTCAGGAGAGTCCAGCCATCTCTTAGCTGTTTGAGGAGTTACGCCAAACGTGTCCGAAATGCGAGCCGCTGTAGGAATGGCGCCGTCGACTAAATACTCCTGTTGAATGAACAAGAGGCAGTTCTTCTGCTGCTCTGTTATCTTGATTTGAGTAGGATCGAGTTCAGCCATCACATAATCTCGAATCTTGCGTCGATCTCCTCAACGACAGCGAGCGGTATAGATAGATCCAGTAGCGACACTCTAAGAACGTTAGGCAAGAAGCCGTCATGTTCTGCCAGATAGAGCACTGCTACTGGTATGCATAGAGCCTTGCAAAAGGAAGACTGTTTCAGGCCCAGACTCTCCCTGAGTCTAACTATAGGGTTCTCACCAGGCTTACCTAGTGCATCAACATCAAGCGATCCCAGAGAGTACTCGTCTATAGCTATCTTACGATGCTGCACCTTAAAGACAGCGTACGAGTCCTCAATTTCGTATCTGGTGTAAGGACTATTCTCGAGCATCCAGTCAATGATCTTGACCGGGATGCGCCAGTACATCCCATGCTCAGACATGTAAACGAGTTGATAGTGACATCCAATCTTCTCAGCTGCGGCTCTCTGACTCAACCCGTTCTGGCGGCGTATGAGCTTGACGGGATTCTCACCGCCTTCTAGCGACATGCCCGTAGTATGACATACTGTTATACTACTAACAATTTTCCTCGATATTACTCCTTGACACGCTCTAGGAGTTATGGTAGCTTGGATCGGTGGCAGGGACACAGAGAGTTCGTCGTACACGCACGAACCCCAGTGGCCTCCCAATGCGGCGTGTGGCGTTCATGCTTCCTGAGGATGTTTACTGGAAGGTAAAACAGCTCGCAGGTGAAGGGCCTGAGGCTGCTGTCTTCAGAGAAGCGATCATACGTTTCGTAGAAACCGAGATCATGAAAGGGCAGATGTGACCTCGTTACCGCTGATCGGTGACCAGTTTGAGCCTAAGCTCATTCACGACGACAAAGTCGAGGGAGCTCGTGGATCATTCAAGTCATACTGGGGAAACTGCCTAAACGCTCCGGAAGTCATTGATTACTCTTCCGTATCGCTGATCGTGACGTCTCCGCCTTACCCCGGTGTTGAGCAACCAACAGACGACTACGTCACTTTCCCTGATCCTGAGTCCTTTCGAGACTGCCATAAATTTCTGGGCCAGGTCTGGACTATGTGCTCCACTCTGCTCGCAGATGAGGGTCGTTTAGCCATCAACATATACGACATTCCTAAGGGCTCTGATGGAATGTTCGTAAACGTAGCTCAAACGATTCTAATCTGTCAAGCCATCGGTCTCGTTCTTCGAGAAGACTTCATCTGGGACAAAGGCGCCTCCTACAGGCCGCCGTCCGGATCGTGGCCCTATCCGAAGGGCGTGCTCACAGCTAACACCTACGAGCACATTCTGGTATTCCAAAAGCCGCTCAAATTCAAGAGCCGCCGCATAGATCCTAAGGATTATCCCGAAGATGTCAAAGAAGCGTCGAAGCTCGGCAAGGAAGAGGGCGAATGGCTCTCCAATCCAGTCTGGAAGATTAAGGCTGATCGGGAAGCTCGAACCTTGGGCCATCCATTCCCGTTTCCACCGGAACTCCCAGAGCGGCTCATCAAACTCTATACTATGGTCGGAGACACCGTTTTTGACCCGTTCGGGGGTGCTGGTACGACGGGTATCGTCGCTCAGAAACTCGGGCGACACGGGATCGTCACCGAGCTCTCGAAGCCCTTCCTAGATATGATCGACAAGAGAACAGCGCAAGGAAGTTTCTTCTGATGTAGGAGGCAATCATGTTTTCAGCATTCTGGATCATTGCAACTATGCTCTTCTTAGGCGGCCTGGCAATCTACTGCCAACAAGAAGAGCAAGAGACCCGAAGAGATCGACAGCCTTTACCCAATCCTGAGCCGTTTGATTACGGCCCTCCCCGACTTACACCTATAGTTCCCAAACGGCGTATTCCCGCAGAGCTGGGCAGGCTGTGGGCACACAAGCCAATCGCAGATCCTCCGATGTACCTATTACCAGGCATCAAGATGACGAAAGAATGGGCAGCAGTCAGTGGACCGACACGAACTCGCACTAGCGTCTGGGGAAATACTCAACTGCGATACTTGCCAGGTAGAAGTTAACTACAAGGACATCCACCCGTTTAAGATAGACGGTAAAAGAGTTAACTTCTGCTGGTTCTGCTGTCCTCGGTGCTTCGTGCCAGCACCGGAAAAAGAGACGATCTATATTCCGTCATGACAGCATTTCGCATCGAGGTTCCAGACGAGAACTGGGCTAATCTGGATTCAAACGAACAAGCAGCTCTAGCAGGCCGGCTCATGAAGTACTTCCAAGAGCGATATAACTGGAAGGTTCATAAAGAGTACTGCTACGATTCGATGATTACTGTCTATAAAGGGATAAATGCTAACCCTCAGGCAGTCGTCATCCTGGCCACGATCGCTATGGGGCTCGATCTTGAGTTCGTACTTACCCGCATTTTCGAGGAAATGGTCGATGAAACTTTCGCCTCTTGATAGGATGGACGTGAGATTCAGTTACCTGATGGTAACTGCAAACGACGCCCTTGGAGAGCACTGGTGGTCCAACCTCGAACTGCCCGAATACCTGCCGGCCGAGACCTTCTGGGCTGTTCTCGCACTGCATGTGAAGACGGTAACAGAAGAGATGCTCCGCCACGGTTGCTTGCTCTCAGACCTTCAATGGGAGGTCCATCAGGACCTCATGACCCTTAGGGAGAAGCTAGAAAGTGACTAACTTAGCTTTCGTCGATATCGAGACCACTAGTCTCGAACGACCGTTTAGCGCTCGTCCTACCGAGGTCTGGGAAGTCGGTCTCGTTGTTCGTCAGAACGCTGAGACCTTCCCACACAAGGACAACGACATCGAATACCGCTGGTTCCTTCCTGTGAGTCTGAGGAATGCAGATCCGGTATCACTCGACATCGGCCGCTTCCACGAGCGCTATCCGACATTGGAGGGTAGAACGCATCCACAGATCTTCTGCCGTGAGTTCAATGATGCGATCATGGAGGGCCTCGGTAACGGAGACACGAAGCCTCATCTGGTCGGCAACGTCGTGTCCTTCGACGAGGAACGACTGGCTGCGATCTTCATCAACTCCGGTCCCCCGTACAGCGACAACTCGAGCTGGCTGCCCTGGCACTATC